CCTTGTTGCTTTCCTCATCAAGATAGGATCCTGAATAAGTTATAACACCAGTCAAATGAGTGCAGACTCTTTACATGATGTAAACCACTGCGAGATTATAGAATCACAGTTCTATAACAACATATTACCCATTGGTCATCTTTTTAGTGACTGTAATCACCTAATAAGACTAACGGACATTCGCAAGAATGTATCAAATATCTATCTGATCATGACCACGTGAAGGTTGGGCTGTCATGCCATGTTTTGATTCTAAATGTATAAATTACCACTCTTTACCTGTTGTAGTGGAACGATTTTTTACATTACACAGTTCGGTAGGAGTTAATATATATATAGTATAAAGTAGTACAGTGTATTGGGGGAAGTATTACTACCTCCCCCTCAGGGCTGTCTCTCCCATTTATTGGTCTAAAGCCGCATTATAGCTTGATTTCCTTAGATGTTTCAGCAAGAAATTCGCCACCATTTTCAATGATGACCTGCATAGCTTCAGGAGTTGTAACAGTGACTTCCTTCTTCTGCTTTGTTCTGCAGAGGTAGGCTGGTACTTCTATGACTTTTGCTTCGCCACTCATACCAGTTGCAAGTCCAGTAATAATCTGTACAGCTTCATCAACATCAGCTTCAGCTACTTTACCTAAGAATAGGCGTTTAGCTACAGTTTGTTCACCAGCGGTTAGAACGTTACCTACACTTTTCAGTGCATCAGCATCAAGCCAACGATCACGTTCACGCTTAGGTCTACCTATTTGTATTCCCATTAATGTTCTCCATATTTATTCAAAAAGAATTAAATAATTCAAAATGAAAAATAACGTAATCACGATAGTGAAAATCCCACGTTAGGGGGTAGGGTCTATATAAAAGACCACACATCAAAATGCCACAATTTTTAAAACTTTTGTTAAATCATATATTTTTTATATATTCGCTACCGCAGATTCAAAGAATATCAGCCTTTTAGTCCCCTTGCAATAGTTCTACTACGAGGTTCAGAAGTCGGGTTGTAGGTTATCAACATAGTTAACTGAGTTGTCCCCGATACTGCAGAAAACTGCTGAAATATAAGTCTTAAGTATGGGAGAAATAACTGGCTTTAGACGAAATTTTCAGTTAAAATTAATTTCTCAGGGGAAAAGTATATCCATTTGTATAATTTTATATGTAGTTTATAGCATGAAGATATATCACCTTACGATAGGCATTAATGAAGAAATGGAAGAAGTTGAATTCATCCAGGAAGAGCAATATCATGTAGATCCTAGAGAAGAAGTTCCTGATCCTGTAGTAACAGCAGAAGCAGCAGCAGAAGATGACGATTTTCATCAATGGATTAAAAAGCTTATACATAATAGATTTAATATCATAGGACGTGCTTGAATTATTACGCCCCCTGGCGGGGGCTGTATTATGAGACATTACAAAGTAAATAAGATAAGTCACACAGTATTTGAGTCTATGGATGAAGTCCCTTCAAGTGTGGACGTTGTACCCGATTGGCGTGTCTCTCATATTGGTGATTGGGTACAGGCTGATGATGGCTGCGTAATCCAGGTATTAAGAAAGGGTAAAATGATTCGGAACAAGGGCAAGGATCGTATACGCAGCTATATCGGCACATGTACAGGAACATTTGTATGTATACCACGTACTAAGATGGATACATCCAGGAGAAGGAATATTTACTCAATTGGTGGGGAAATGTCTGCAGATGAGCGAGTCTCTTCCCGAACTACGCTCTCGAAACACGAGGTATTGTTTGTACAGTACCTTTCCTCAGGACTCGCAGCCCAAGACGCATATCTAAGGGCATTCCCTACCAATAATCCCCACTATGCTAATACCAAATCATCTAATCTTATAAAAACAGAAAGGGTAATAAAAGCTATGAAGAAAGAATTGGAACCAATTATAGAGGAATTGGGAATAAGCCCAAAGTATGTACTTGACAGGATAAAGTCAGAAGCTGATGGTAGTGAAAAGGCAGATACACGTCTTAAGGCATTATTCAAGCTTTCTGATATCCTGGATCTGGAAGATAAGTCCAGTACTAAGATAACACAGGTAACGGGAGCTTTGTTTGAAGGTTTCAGCAATGATCAGTTAGAAGCCGTAGAGCGTCCAAAGGAGTTAGAGGCATGAGGTATTGGCTACAATCATTAGCTGAGAATGGATTCGATGTATTCCATGCAGTATATGTACCTATATTACTTATAATATACCATTACTTACTTAGGTGGTATTTAAACATAAAGTTCGATGAAATAAAGAATAAGATAGATAAGTTATAGTTTTTGCTTTGTAATTGTCTTTTTTCGTATAATAAGGTACGATAAATGGCTAATATTAATACAAAAAATGTATCAAAGGCCGAAGAACAGCTAGAATTAGCTAGAAAAGACCTTGTAGCTTTTGGTAAATTGTTTCTTCCAGATGATTTTATGCGATCTGAGACTCCATTCTTCCATTATGAAGTTACAGATGCTCTTATGGATAATCAATACAGGCAATTAGCCATTATTTTACCAAGGGGTCATGGTAAGACAGTATTAACTAAGTGTAATATAATGCATGACTTCTGTTTCGCAAGAGATCCGCTATTTTATGGCTGGGTAGCGGCTTCATCAAAGATATCTGTACCCAATCTTGATTATATTAAGTATCATATTGAATATAATGATAAGGTTAGGTATTATTTTGGGGACTTAAAAGGAAGGAAATGGACTGAAGATGACATCGAACTCTCAAATGGATGTAAACTTATCTCTAAATCTAACTTATCAGGCATTCGTGGAGGTGCTAAACTGCATAAAAGATACGATCTTATTGTCCTGGATGATTTTGAAGATGAGAATAACACTATCACCCCCGAATCCAGAGCGAAGATCTCGAATCTTGTCACGGCTGTGGTCTTTCCAGCTCTGGAGCCTGCAGACGGCAGGCTTAGAATTAATGGAACACCTGTACACTTTGATTCATTTATACAAAATATCCTTGTTGGGCACGACAAAGCCAAAAAGGAAAAAGACGCATTCAGCTGGAAAGTGATTACTTATAAAGCTATTATGGATGATGGTACGCCATTGTGGCCTAGTTGGTTTGGACACAAGGAAATGGAGCGTAAGAAGAAATTTTATGCAGACTCTGGTCAGCCTCAGAAGTTCTATCAGGAATACATGATGGAGGTTCAAAGTGCAGATAATTCTATCTTTACCAGAGAACATATCAAATATTGGGAAGGAAGCTTTACCCACGACGTCGAGACGGGATTGTCTTTCATTACCCCCAATGGGCAGGATACTCAACCCTGTAATGTCTTCTGCGGGGTTGATCCTGCCACCGACAGTCAAAGAAGGGACAGTGACTATTCTGTTCTTATAGTTGTGGCAGTCACTCCAGAAAATAACATATATGTCCTTGATTACACAAGGAAGAGATCAATTCCTGTGATATCTATATTGGGTCAGGAGAAGAAAGGTATAGTAGATTATATGTTTGATTATGCCAAGATATATCATCCATCTTTGTTTACTGTAGAAGATACCAGTATGAGTAAACCTATATTCCAGGCATTACAGTCAGAAATGCGTAGGAGAAATGATTTTAGTGTAGGATATAAGGCAGAAAAGCCTGGCACCAGGATGAGTAAGCGTGACAGGATCCAGGAGGTACTTGCACAGAGATTTGCCATAGGTCAGATCCATTTAAAGAAGGAGATGTATGATCTTCACAGGGAGATTATAACATTTGGCCCTCGTATGGCACATGATGATACTATTGATGCATTAGCATATGCTTGTAAGTTTGCACATCCACCTATGAATTCTAAGAAGGATAAGGCTGGAGACTGGTATAAGCGTAAGCCTAAGGTAAAAGACTGGGTGGTAGCATAGTGGCAACTAAAGAATTTTTAAAAAAGGTACATAAATAATGGCTAAAAAGAAAAAAGCCGAAATGATTCGGCAGTTATTTAACTATACTAACAATTATACAAGAGAGCAATGGCAGAATGTGAATCAGGAAGGATATGATTTTGCACATGATGAACAGCTTAAGGAAACAGAAGTTGCTTCTCTTCGTGAACAGGGTATGCCAACATTCACAATTAACAGGATACTACCTGTAGTGGAAATGTTGAATTACTATGCAACTGCTAATAACCCAAGATGGCAGGCTGTTGGTGTAGAAGGCAGTGATACAGACGTAGCTGCAGTCTTTAGTGATATAGCAGATTATATCTGGGGTAAGTCAGATGGAGATACTCTTTATTCTAATGCTGTAAATGATTCTATAACTAAAAGTCTTGGTTATCTGATGGTAGAGATAGATAAGGATGCTGATAACGGGATGGGTGAAGTTAAGATCGGGCAGCCTGAACCGTTTGATATATATGTTGATGAGAAGTCAAGAGATATTATGTTCAGGGATGCATCATATATTATGATAAGGAAAGTCTTGCCTAAGAGTCATCTGGTCAAACTATTTCCAGAACATAAACGAAAGATTGATAAATCAAGTAGTGATGAGAATGCAAACTTTTCCTATACAAGAAGACCTATAGGAACAGGCGATCAGAAAACCTTTCTGTATGATGATGATACAATGGATGATATGGGTATTACTGCTGAGGGTGAACAGGAACCACTGGTAGAGTTCTTTGAAGTATATGAAAAGATTAAAATCGCATATATGAATGTTTTTTATCGTGTACCGCCAAGTCCTGAAGAACTTCAGGCTATTCAACAGCAGGTTCAGGTAAGGATGAAAGAGATGCAGTCTGAGATGGAAGTTCAACTCATGGAACAACAGCAGCAGATGGAACAGGCTGTGGCTGAAGGTAAGATGATTCCCGAGAGATATGAACTTGAGATGCAGAAAGCTCAGGATATGATGCAACAGCAATTACAGGTTGCCGAGCAGGAATATATGAGTGAATTACAGGCAGCTCAGTCCAAGATTGAGAATAAAGTTATCTCTGAAAAAGAATATAAAGTGCTTTTGAAAGATAAAACATTTGCAGTTAACATAGTTGATGCTGTAAAATTTTATGGTGTCAGGATACGTCAATGTTGTATTGCTGGCGATCAATTACTTTATGAATACATTCTTCCAGAGAATGTGACAGAGTACCCCATTGTTCCCTTTCACTACAAATGGACTGGGACTCCATTTCCGATTTCTGCCGTAAGCCCGCTGATAGGTAAACAGAAAGAGATCAATAAGTCACATCAGATCATGGTGCACAATGCATCGCTAGGCAGCAGCTTACGGTGGATGTTTGAAGAAGGTAGTATTGATGCAGAAATGTGGGAGAAATATTCAGCCGCACCAGGAGCATTACTTCCTGTAAGACCTGGAGCAGAAAGACCAACTCCTGTAATGCCTGCTCCCCTATCTAACGCTTTCTTTACTATAGTTCAGGAAGGTAAATCAGATATGGAATACCTTGCTGGTATTTATTCTTCTATGCAGGGTGATACTCAACAACAGCATGAAACATTTCGTGGTATGCTTGCTTTGGATGAGTATGGTACCAGGCGTGTAAAACAATGGATGAAGAATTCAATAGAACCTGCATTAAAACAACTAGGTACTGTTGTTATGCAGTATTCACAAGCTATTTATAGTGCAAATAAAAGATTCAGGATAGTTCAGCCTTCTGCTTTGCAGGAAGATCGTGAAGTAGAGATCAATATCCCAATATTCAATGATATGGGAGAAGCTATTAGTAAATCAATGGATTATTCTGCTGCTAAGTTTGATGTAAGGATTATATCTGGATCCACTCTTCCAATTAATCGCTGGGCATACCTGGCAGAATTAAAAGAGTTATTACAACTTGGAGTAGTAGATGATCTTGCTGTATTAGCTGAAACAGATATTAAGAAGAAAGATCTTATTGCCAAGAGAAAGAGTTTATATTCTCAATTACAAGGACAACTGCAACAGCTTCAGGAAGCCATGAAAGACAAGGAAGGCACTATTGAAACTCTAGAAAGGCAACTTGTCCAGGCTGGTATTAAAGGCAAGGTTATGCAGGCTGAGATGGAAATCACCAAACAGAAGGAACAAGTCAAGGGTGATACCCAAGATGCATACAGGCAGACTGAAGCAGAACAGAAGCTTTTACAGAATGTAATGGGCAATGAAGCAGCAACTAAAAAGAAAGAAATGCAATTAGAGATACAAAAGGCTAGAAATCAATTGCAAAGTAATAATAAAAATTCGTAAAATTATTCAACAGTATAACTAAAAAGAGGTAAACAATGGACGAATTAGTTCAACAATCAGTAAGTAACCCAGAGCAGGTTTCTGAAGATCAATCTATTGATCGTACAGAACAAGCAGTCTTTGGCTCTTCTGAAGCATCTTTTTTTGACGCTCTAGAGAATGAAGTAAACGGAGCAGTACAAGAAACCACTGAGGCAACCCAACCCCAAAATAGCGATCCCGAACAGGTAACTCGCACCCAAGAAAGTGTTGGCTCCAATAGTGTGGACTGGGACAATGACGGTAATCCTTACAAGAAACGATATGCAGACAGCAGTCGTGAAGCCGTCAAGCTCGCTGAACAGTACAAGAGTGTAGAACCTTTTGTTCCTGTTCTTGAAGCAATGAAAAACGATAGCGGGCTGGTAGAGCATGTCCGAGACTATCTGGTAAATGGCGGGCAACCGTCAAAGAGCATCCAATCATCCCTTGGTCTGGATGAGGATTTTATGTACAATGAGCAGGAGGCGATGTCTGATCCAGATTCGGATAGTGCAAAGCTGATGAATGCTCATGTTGATAAAATTGTCCAGCAGAGGGTAGGTGGTATGATGCAGCGTGAAAAGGAACGTGCTTCTCAACAGGCAGTTGAAAGAAAGCGTTTAGATGAAGAAACTAAATTCCGTAAGGAATCTGGTATGTCCGATGATGAATACATGCAAATGGTGGATTGGGCAAAAACACATACTCTTACTCTAGATGATATCAATTACCTGAAGAATAAGCAGAAAGTTGCTTCTAATGTTGCTGATGCTACTAAGAAAGATATGCTTGGTCAGATGAAAAATGTCAGGAACATGCCGTCTACAGTCAGCGGAGCAAACAGTCACGCTCAAGAGAAAAGTTCAGAAAATTCTGTCTTTGATGCTCTCTTGGGTACTGACGGTGAATTAGACAACCTGTTCGGATAGACTAAATTTTATGTCGTCTGTCTGAACTTTAAATAAAGGAGTTCGTAATGGCTGATTATGTATCAGTTATAACGCCTAACACAGATCTCACTGTGGCGGACTTTGACGGGCGAGGCCCAGGTACCAGTACCAATCTTTCTACGGGTGATATTCGGAGAAAGTATAACTTTGGTAGTCGTGTATCTGAACTAGCTATCCCTCAAGATCCCTTCTTTCGATTTCTGAGTCAGGCGGCAAAAAAACCGACAGACGATCCTCAGTTTAAGTTTACTGAGAAACGTCCTTCGTTTAACAAGAGATACGCCTATGTAATGGGTTATGTGCAAAATGATGGTACAGATGAATTTGGAGATGATACTATTGAAGCGTATAATGACGGTGGTACTGGATCTTCTGTAGCTGTTGGTGATACTTTAAAACTGTATATGGCAGGTGATTATAAGTATCAAGGTAACGTACAGAATATCTATGGTAACACGTCAAACAAAGTTGATGTTGGAGCAAGTGGAACTACACCAAAGTTCTTTATTCCAGGTCAAATAATCAAGATCCCTACTATGACAGATTCTGCAAGTGCGGCTACATCATGGGGTTCAAGTTACATGCTTGCCAGGATTTCAGCGGTTGATGCATCTACATGGGAAAGCTCTGCAAAGGATAGTAAATATCCTGCAGTGGTTACATGTAAGGTAGTTAAAGCTTCAAGTTCAAGTTATGTTGGCTATGCTGGATTTTATGACAATAATTTTAGTCCTTCTGGCGATTCTGCTGGTGACGAAGTTGTTGCTGATAAATCTATTGCAAGTACACTTGAAAGAGCCAGGACTTATGTAGTTGGTTCAGCACATGCTGAAGGTTCTGGTTTTCCAGAAACCTGGATCGATCAACCTTATCAAAGCAATCATGGTCTTACTCAGATCTGGAAGACTTCAATGGCAATGACCAATACGGCTCGTGCTACAGTATTGAAGTTTGAATCCAGTGAGTGGGCACGTGTTTGGCGTGAAAAGCTGATCGAGCATAAGTGGGATATTGAAACATCATTACTATTTGGATCTCAGTATACAGATGGTGATAGTGTTCAATACACTCAAGGAGCTGTTGATTACATTTCAAGCTATGGTAATGCATTTAGTTTGGCTGTGGCAACAAAGTCTCAAGATAGCTTCTTAGACGATCTGTCTAATCTTCTTGATCCTCGCTACAATAACAGTTCAGCAACATTGTTCTTCTGTTCCACAGAAGTATACAACTGGTTGCATAAGCTAAGTGGATACTTTGCTAACAATATTGGTTCTGTTCAGCCTTGGTCAGGTGGATCACCTAATACAACAGCAGGACAGTCTGATAGTCATACTTCAGCAAGTATGAGTATTACAGGACGTAAGAAGGTCTTTGGTGTTGATATTACATCAATCTCAACTGTTTATGGTGACATGAATGTTGCACGGAATGTGCATCTGGATGGAACTAATGTTAAGATGTTAGGTGTCAACTTGAAGAACTGTGCTTACAGACCTCTTGTTGGTAATGGACTTAATCGTGATACATCTATTTATGTTGGTGTTCAAACACTTGAGAATTCAGGTGTTGACCGCAGAGTAGATCAGATCTTAACCGAAGCTGGTATGGAATGGTCAATGGCCGAATCCCATGCTATCTGGACATAAGGAGGAATATAATGGCAAATCCAATGTATGGACAAAATAGTTTCGATAATAGAATTGGCGAGAAATTGTTCTCTGAAGCTGGTACAGGTCGTGAACATGAAAACACGACTACAGCTGCAGATCTATTTTCTTATTACATTCCAGCTAATAAACTAGAAGAAGGGGATATTGTTAGGATTAAAGTTTACTGTACAGTTGTTGACAGCAATGGTTCAGATACTTTAACACCTATCCTTAATTTTGGTGGTACGGCTATTGCTACTGGAGCAGCTCTTGATGTTGCTGATAGTGATGTAGTATATGCCTGGGCTGATGTTCATGTAACAAAGTCAGGTAGTTCTGGAACATGTACAGCAATTTCTGAAATCAGAACAGATGCACTAGGTGCTACTGTTGTTATGGCTACGACAGCATTAACGTCAATGGATACTACAGGCACTTTGGCTGTAGCTCTAAATGTTGATTGGGATGCTGCTCATGCTGATAACGAAGTAAGAATCGACGCTGTAAGTATCGAGTTAGTTTAATCTGAAATTCATGATTAATAGCATGATATAAGGATGGAAATATTGGGGGGGCTTCATTGTCCCCCCATATTCATTTAAAATGGCTACAACAAATATAGAATTAGATATAGAAAATGTAACTGGTGTTTCAGATGCTGATGACCAGTTCGTTAAGAGTGCTCAGAAATTTGTAGTCTCAAGCATTCCTAAAAATTTATTACATTGGGCTGGAACAAGTACTGCAAGTGCGACTCACGGTGGAGATGATTCTCCAACTGCTGTAACTTTACCACAGCCAACAGACAATATTTTAGATGTACAAAGAAATGGATTTAGTGCTGAAGAAGTACCTGAATCCATGCAGGGATTTATTGCTAATTCTTCCAGTATGCATTTAGCAACTAAAACATATCCTAAATATTATACACAAGCAGGTAGTAAAGTAGTAGTAAAACCAGATCCTACTGCAAGTGAAACAGTATTAGTAAATTATGTAGATTTTTTAAAGATAGATGATGATTCTGATTTAAGAAATGCTGTTGTTTTTCATGCTTGTGCAAAAGAATTTACACAATTGGCTACTTCAGCTGTACCAACTTGGAGTGATGTTGCAGTTCCTATAGCACCTGTTGCTCCTGATTTTGGTAGTGATTTATCAATTAATTCAATAGGGCCTTCATCACCTACTATATCTACAGTAAGTTATTCAGATGCAACTAATGCTGATTCTACTGCATCTACTATTGGTGCCATTACAGTAGCATCTGTTTCAAAAGCTGATATAAGCGGTGATGTCCCAACTTATACCAAACCATCTCTTACAACTAGAGTTTCTTTTGATACATTCTTTGATGGTTCTACGAATTCATTTGGCGATAGTGATCCTGGTGTATTCACTATTTCTGTTGTTGCTCCTATTATGGGAAGTATAAATACAGTATCTTACACAGATGCAACTAATGCAGATGCTTCTGCTTCATCTATTGGTGCTATAACAGTTACAGCAGTTTCAAAAGCTGATATAAGTGGAAATGCTCCAGCGTACACAAAACCTACATTAACGACTCAAACATCATTTAATGATTTTTTTGAAAGTGGTTCTAAAAATCCTTTTGATGATAGCGATCCAGGAGCATTTAGTATTTCTGAAGTTGCTCCAACAGTACCTACAATTACAGCTTCTACGGTAAGTTTTAGTCAAACAGCTCCTACATATACAAAACCTGTAATAACATTAAGTGATGCACCATCTATTAGTAATTTAACTATTAAAGCAATTGCTCCAGCACCACCTACGAGTCCTTCAATATCTGGTGGTTCTGTTGGAGCAATTACAATAGATGCTTTACCGTCTGCTCCTGATTATACTACACCTACTACAACAATAAGTGGTGTTGTATGGGCTACAGAATATCCTTCTGAAGCATCAGCTATTACTACAGCTTTAACTGCAATCAACGCAAATGTTGATCTTGCTAATGCAACAGTAGATGTAATTCCAGTACCTCCAGATAGTCCAACTTTATCTACAGGTACATCTGTATCATTTAGTACAAGTGCACCTGTGTATACGGCACCAGCTATTACAACAACTGGATCTGATAGTACATCTGTAGATTTAACTAAACTTGATACTGCTACTTGGACTGCATTGGATTATGATTTTGATGATGAAAATATTGATCCTTTAAAATGGTTCCAAGTTGCTGGAGATATGATTCAGAATGAAGAAGATCCAGAATTAGCTCAGGTACAATTACAGAAGATAGCTACTTATATACAGGCTTATAGTACAGCTATGCAGAATCAATTAAATAAATTTAATGATGCTAATGCAGAATATCAGATAGAATTTCAAAAATCTTTAAAGAATGCTGATTTTGATAATGAAGAAGATGCTAGGTTATTACAGAAATATCAGGCAGAACTTGGAGTTTATCAGGGAGAAATAGCTGCTATGTCTGCTCAATCTCAAGGTTATCTTCAAACAGCACAGGGATATGCTAGTGAAGTTCAAACTAGATTATCTTCTGCTCAGATAAAAGTATCAGAGTATCAAGCAAGAGTTAAGGATGCTTTAAATGTATTCAATGAAGGTAATGCTGTATATCAAGCAGCAATACAAAGAAATTTACAACAAGCACAGATAGATATGCAGGATGCTCAGAAAGAAGCTGATTTAACTTTGCAAGCATCAATACAGGATTATACTTTAGAACTCCAGTTATTTCAGCAAAAAATTGCAAAATATCAAGCAGAAGTAACTGATGAAGTTCAAGAGTATCAACAAAACCTTCAAGGTGATCTGCAGGTCTGGCAAGCTGAAAGACAGACAGATTTACAAAAATATGCTTCAGATATTCAAAATGAATTAAATGAGTATAATAAAGAGAATGCAGTATATCAAGTAGAACTGAAAAAATCCATTGAGAATGCACAATTAGAATCTGCTGAAGAAGCTCAAAAATTACAGAAGTATTCTGGAGAAATTCAGGAATACCAAGCAAAAGTTGTAACTGAAGTTCAAGAATATCAGGCTAAAATGTCCAGATATCAATTAGAAGTAGGTACAGCTTATACAGCATGGCAACAAACTGAAGCAGATAATATAGCAGTTTTTCAAGCAGATATTCAAAATGAGTTAAATGAATTCAATAAGGAAAATTCTATATATCAAGCTAATATACAGGCAGAACTTGCAAAACATAGTAGTGACCTTCAAAAAGTATTAACACAAGCACAATTGGATGCAACCGATGCACAGCAGGAAGCTTCATTGACTACAGATGTAAGTAAATTCAATAAAGCACAGGATCAAGCTTTGGCTCTTCAGAATGCAGCTAAGCAAATAGAAGACGTTATAGCTGATAATGGTATTAAAATTCAGAAATATCAGGCAGAATTACAAAATTATCAAAATGATATTAATGGTCAAGTACAACAATATACTCAAAAGCTTTCTCGTTATCAATCAGAATTACAAAGTGTTATTGCTGCTTGGTCTAAAACCGAAGATGATTCATTACAGCAGTATCAATTAGATATACAGAATGAATTAAATGAGTTTAACAAAGATAATGTAAGATATCAGGCTAATATTCAAGCTGAATTAGCTAAACACAATTCAGATCTTCAAAAAGCATTGAATCAAGCTCAATTAGATGCTCAAGATGCTCAACAAGAGGCTTCATTAACTACAGATGTAGATAAGTTTAATAAAGCACAAGATCAAGTATTAGCTTTAGCTAACGCTGCAAAACAGATAGAGGATGTTATAGCAGATAATGGTATTAAGATCCAAAAGTATTCAGCAGAACTTCAATCATACCAGGCTGATGTAAATAAAGAAGTACAGGATTTTACTAATACACTTAACAAAGAAGTACAGGAATACCAAAGTAAAGTTGCTTTGTATACAGCTGATTTACAGAAATACCAGGCAGAAGTAGCTTCAGAAACTCAAAAAACAGCCTTAAATTCACAGAAGGCTCAAGTTTATGCAGTAGAAGCTGATAAATATTACAAATGGGCTGTTGCTGAAGTACAAAGTTATGTTCAGAACAATTCAAAAATGATTGGCATGCAGATGGCATCACAATCACAACAAAGGAGGTAGAATGGCAAATCAAATTAGAATACATACTTCTTGTGAAGTTGTGCAAGATAATGATGTTACAGTACAGGGGATAGCATACACACATAAAATATTAGATGGTAATGCTGACTCACGCTCATGGGGAGGAAGTTATAATATAGCAACAGCATATACAGATGCAGATGTATGTTATTGGAAAGGTGTGGTTGTTTCTGCAACTTCTGCTGATGGTATAGGGGATAGCGGATGGACTGAAGCTTCTGATGTTAGTGATGGGACTATTCCAACTACAGCTCATGTTGTAGCAGTTGAATATGTTGAACAATCAGTAGGATCTGCTAGTGAAATTACTGTACAAATAAATTCAGAAGTTCATGCATTATTAACGCCTGGAGAAGGAGTTGTTATTCCATTAAGTGCGGGAGAATCACCTGCAAATATTGAAGTTTTTGATGCTAATTATGGTAATGGAACAAGAGAAGCAAAAGTAAATGTTATGATAGCTGGTGTATAATAATAATGGCAACAACATACAAAGTAAGGTACAAGAACCATTGTACACCACAAGAGCAAATTGCTTCTGGTGGTAGATATTATTTAGATAGTGATTGTGGTAGAAAGTTAACTGGAGATGCTGAAACATCTGCTACTCTTTCAGCGACTGGAACTCTTGCTACTGGAACAAGTATATCAACATCAGCAACTCAAATAGCATCAAGCAAAGATTTTGTATATGTAAAAAATACTGGATCTACTAATGTTTTAGTTACTTTAGATAATAGCAATTATTTGATATTGCTTTCTGAAAATGAAGCTTTTGCATCAGAAATTAGTACATCTGCCGATGTAAGAGTAAAAACAAGAAGTGGAACTTCTACAATAGAGCACTTTACGGAAACATAATGCCGAATGCAAGAAGAGTAATATTTAGTACATATGTAGTCCCAACTCAGTCTCTTGAAATGGAAGAAACTTCTGTAAGACAAACAACTTTCCAAGCTAGTCCAAATGGGGCTTTAGGTGGTAAGGGTATTGCAACTATTAATACAACTCAATGGGGAGATGGATGGACATCATTTGCTCATCAAGATGCAACTTGGGATGACCAAGATGATAATTGGGATTTATTTGGTGAATTATGGAGTGGTTTTCTTAATATAGAAACAGATCCAATTCAATTAACAGAAGATTCAAGTGACTTAGCATTTCTATACATAAAAAATCTTGGAGCAAGCAGAGTATCAGTATCCCTAAATGGAACGGGTGGTAATTATTATATAGTAATACCAGTTGGAGGTAGTGTACATTTAAGAGGAGATGGAACACTTTTAGAGTGTAATGAAGTATTTGTAAAAAGCTCAGGTAAAGCAACAATAGAATGGATAATAGCAAAAGCATAATGCCTTAATAGGAGAAACTGAAATGGCAACTTTAGCAAGTACAGCAATAAAAGATACATACCCCCTATTATTAAAAATAGATTCAACTGGGGTAGATGGAACATTAAGAAAAGTAGAAGATGGTGATGGGAGTGATTCATCACTATCAATATCAACTACTGCAATAGCAATAGACGCAACAGATAAATTATATTTTGATGGTGGAACTCATACATATATAGACGAATCGGCTGCTGATATTATGGATTTTTTTGCTGGTGGAACTCACATGCTTAGTCTTGATAAAACAAATACTGAGGTAGTGATAAATGAATCAAGTGCAAGTGTAGATTTTAGAGTAGAATCTAATGGAAATATAAATGCTCTATTTGTTGATGGTTCAGCTAATAATATTGGCATAGGTACATCTAGTCCTGATGCTGCATCCAGTCTTTATATTCAAGGTAATGGTACAGGAAATTCTACAAATGCTTGGATTTATATAGATGGTGCTCAAGATTCTGGTTTAAAAATCTTGGATGGTGGTACTATGAGATGGGAAATATTTAATTCAACTAGTTCTTCTGATAGATTATACATTCGTGACGAAGAGAGTGACACTGGTGTTTATATAGCTCAGGATGCTACGGATTGGACTAGTCTTTCAGATATATCATTAAAAACAGATATATCAAGTATATCAGATGCTTTGAGTAAGGTAAATAGTATTAGAGGCGTGAACTTTAAGTGGAAGAAGTATAAGCCTGATGGTTCTAAACCAATTCCATCAAGAGATAGGAATAGAATAGGATGCATAGCTCAGGAAGTTAATGAAGTATTGCCAGAAGCTGTAGATACATCAAAAGATGGCGAGTGGGGAGTGTCTTATAGTACTCTTATACCATTACTCGTAGAAGCAGTTAAAGAATTATCAGCAAAAGTAACTGTATTGGAGGGATAATGAAGGTATTAGAAATAATGGAAAGAGTAGGTGTAACTGATACTGGAAGAGCTATAACTTACATTAAGGATGCTCTTGAAGAAATGAACATGATCTCAGAAACTCATGTTAATACTGAAAGGATTGATATTACTGCGGATCAAAGATTCTATGAGTTTCCAAGTGATATGCTCAAAGTACTTGATATTAGATGTAAGAATCATCTAAATGTTGATAATGAATACCGATCCATACCAAGAATGATAGGTGAACCTATAAGGAAGGACGCAGATGGCAACTAGCAAAGAATATGCATATTATTTAAAGGGTAATAAACTTGCTATTGTACAGAAGGATTTAGTATTCTCAAGTGGTCAGACTCTTACACAGCCTGGATTGAATGATTTAGGCATTGCTGGTCGTCTATTATGGAAGAGTCCCAAGGAGAGTATAGCAGATGGCCTTGAAATACAGTATGTACATAGTCCTGATTATTTTATAAATGAAACTGATGATAAGAATACTGCTATAGACACGTATGTATCTCTTGGTGGGCTACTAAAACTTATAGATCAAGGGGATGATAATTACTCTGCATCTCCTGAAAGTTTAAGTGATGGAAGCTATATAGTATTAAGGAAAGCTGGTAAATGGAATGGATTACATAAAGTAAAGGAAGCTGGTACGGGATATGTAACTCTTTATACTAAGTGTAGTGATAGTGCTACTGTACAACAAGAGTTTGAAGAAAGTCCAGAATTATACTATAATGTAGATGTTCTTAATGATGAAGATGATGAATTGGATATTCCAAGATACCTGGCAACTGCTGTTGTATACTATGTAAAAGCTAAGTATGCAGAAGATATTGGAGAGATAGAAACTAAAGAATATTTTATGAGAGAATTTAGAGCAATTACTGAAAAATTTCATGCAGGTAAACAAAAGGGCCCATTTAGGGTTCAAAGTTTTAGTATGTTAACTTAAATTAACGTAAATTAATAACGGATCCA